CCTTCAAAGCCCGGCACGGCCTCAATCAGCGGCAGGATGCGGCCGAAGCGCGGGGACCAGGTAAGTCGCACGGCGTAGGTGCCGGCCGGGATCGCCGTCTGGCCCGCAATTTTAGGCCCGGAGCGCACCACGTCCTCCAGCGTGTAGCATTGGTGAGTGCCGTTGATGCCGAGCTGGCCCAGCGTGCAGCCGTTTGCCGAGGCTCTGCGCTGCAAAAGCAGTTTCATCGGACACCCACCATGCACAGGGCCGCGGCCTCGGTGGCGCGGGCTTCGGTTTCGGCGAGCTGCACGCCTTCGCGCAGGCGGGTCAGCGTGGCCGCTTCGTCTGGCGCCAAGGGCAGGGTTTCCAGCTGTTGGGTGATGCGGTCCGCGTCGGCGGTGATGGCGGCCAGCTCGGGGTCGGCAGCGGTCAAGGATTGCTTGACTACTGGCGGCTGTGCGTTGGCCATGCGCGCGGCCTCGCGGCTGGCCAGCACGTCCTCCGGCGCGGCGCGGGGGGCGCGGGCGAGGTCGTCCAGGGCCTGGGCGGTGGCGGCGGCGGGGTCCACGTGGCGGGCGGCGGCGCGCAGCAAATCGGCGGGGCTGGCGGGCGGGGTGCCGAACAAATCGGGGCCCGGCTGCACCTTCATTGCCTCGTCGGCGTAGCGGGTCAGCAGCTCCGCCATGGGCTCGCGGCCGAGGGTGCGGGCAAGGGTTTCGTCGCGGTGCATCAGGCGCAGCAGGGCCAGCGTGGCGGGGCCGGGCGGGGCGGTGAAGGCATCGGCCTGGGCCAGCAGCTCGGCGATGGTCTTGCCGCTGCTGCGGGCCTTTTCCACCAGCTGCACGGCCTCGCCGAGGGCGGCGGTAATGTCCAGGTCGGCGGGGATCTCGCCGCGCGCGGCGGCGGCGCGCATGCGGCCCCACGGGCCGGCGGTATCGGCCAGGGCGCCGGCAATGCCCTTCAGGTTGTCGGCCTCGCCGTTCAGCAGCTTTTCCAGCAGCGGGCCGAGGCTGTCGCCGAAGGAGTGGGCGAGGATCGCCTGGCGCATGCGCAGCTCTCCGGCGGCCGACAGGCGCCCATCGGCCAGCACCAAGCTGCCGCGTTCCTCCGCCGGCAGCATGGCCAGGAAGGCGCGGGTGAAGTCCCGGTTCTGGCTGCTGGTGAGCGCGCCTGGTTGCAGCTGGTCCACGGCGCGGCCGGCGCGGTCGGCATCGGCGCGGGCCTGCTCGGCTGCGGTCATGCTGAGGTTCGGGCGTTCGTTGGCGCCCTTGGCGAACGCGGCGGCTTCCTGGGGCGACAGGTCCGACACGCGCCGGCCGACCAGCACCGGGCGTTCGATCCCGGTGAGGTCATAGCCTTGGGCCTCCAGATAGGCGCGGTAGGCTTGGGCGCGGTGCGCCAGCTCCGGGTTGGAATAGACCCGATCGAGTGCTGCCACTCGGCCATTGCCGCTTTCCACCACCCCGCGCGCGTCCACAAGAGGGGCGCCAGCACCAGCCTCGGGCGACGGGCCGAGGCGCTCCGGCTGAAGGTTGGCGGCGATGGTTCCGATTTGGTCCTGGCTTCCTGCGGTGCTTCGGTCACGCGGCTGCAATCCCTCGGCATGTGGATAGGCGGCGTTGACAGTGCCGTCGGCCATGTGGCTGGGCACCAGGGCGGACAGGTCCACCACCTCCGGCCGCGCCTCGATGCGCAGGCCGCCGGGGGTGTAGGCGGCGTAGGCGCCCTGGCGGGCCTCGCCGGCCACCTCGCGGTAGGTGGTGGCGGTGGGCAGGTTCATCACCGCGCCCACTTCCACCGGCCGGCCTTCGGCCACGGCGGCGACGGCGCCGCGCAGCATCAGCTCGCGCGCCTGCGGGGCGGCTTCGGAGATGGCGCGTTCCACCGGGGTGGGGTTGGGCTTGGGCGCCCAGGCCGGGCCGCTGCCGCGCTTCCAATCCACGGCGGCACCGCCTAGCACATGGAGGCCGGCGCCCAGCACGCCACCGAAGGCGACATTGGCCAGCGTCTCGCTCATGTGGCGGTCGTTGAATTCCGAACGGGACAGGCCCCATTCCAGCGGCTCCAGCACCGCCATGCCCAGCGCGCCGTTGGCGGCACCGGTGGCGGCGCGCACGGCGGCCACGCTGGTGGTGCCCAGCAGTTGCATCATGCGCGCCTCCCCCACGAAGGGGATCAGCGCGGCACCGATGTTCACGGGATCCAGCATGGCCGTGGCAAAGGTGACGACACCGCGGCCCACGGCGCTGGTGGCGAGGCTGTCGCTGCGGCGGGCGATGATGGCCTGGCGGCGGTTCTCCGCCTCCCGCCCGTCGCGCAGGGCCTGGGCCACGCCTTCCGCCACCGGGCGGTCGAAGGTGAGGCCGGGCACGCTGTAGCTGGCGTTGGCCTCGGTGGCGTCCAGCGTGCGGCCGGAGGGGGCGAACTGGCGCCCGCCCCAATCGAACAGGCGCGGGCCGAGGCTGTTGGCCCATGCGCTGCCGGCGGTGGCGGCCAGCACTTCCCCAGTGGAGGCCTGCACGGCAGACAGGCCCTGCGCCTGCACGGCGGCGGGGGCGGCGGGGTCGCCAAAATAAAGGCCGGTGAAGCCGCTCATCGGTCACCTTCCATCGGCGTGCCCTGGCGCGGGCGGCCGTAGCGTTCGGCGGCGCGCTGGCTCCAGCTGGGCAGGCCGCGCCAGACGGGTAATTGCTGGGGCGCGGGCTGAGCGGCGGGCACGGTGCTGGCGGGCATCGGGCTGTCTTGGCGCACGCCGGGCGGCAGGGCGTTGGGGAACAGCGCGTCGGCCATGACGTTGGATAGCGCCGTGTAAGGGTCGAAGCTGGGCCGGCTCATCAGGTCCAGGAAGCGGGCGCGGCGGGCTTCGGGCGGGGTCGGTGCGGGCGCGGTGCCCGGCTGGTCGGTGGTGGCGGCCGGCAGGGCGATGGCGGGCTGGCCGGGTTTCGGCAGGTGTTCGAACAGCACCTCGATCGGGCGGCCATCGGCGCGCATGATGTTGATGATGGCGCCGCCGGTGGAGCGGCCCACCAGCACGGCGCCGCTGCCGTCTGCGTTGTTGATCCAGAAGCCGCGGCGGGCGGCGCTGGCGGTGGCGTCGCGCAGCTCGGCCTCGCTGGCAGTGCGGCGCATCGGGTCCGGCAGAGGCATGATGTCGCTGGGCTTGATGCCGCCGCGCACCGTGGCCAGGGAGGTTTCGATGGCGCCGGCCTGACCCTTGGGCACCAGCATGGTGTGGGTATCGAACATCCAGCCGCTGCCGTCGTCGCCGGCCGGCTCCCATTTGTGGCCGATCACGTCGTTGTAGGCGTTCTTGGCGGCCTGGCTGGCGCTCTCGCCCTTCATCACGCGCATGCGGGCGATGGTCTCGATGCTGCGGCGGCTGTTGTCGAACAGCGCCATGCCGCCTGGGTGGTGGCTGGTGACGGTGCGCAGGTCGGTCAATGCGCTGTCGAGCTCGCCGGGCAGGGCCTTGGCCTGGTCTTGCGGCAGCAGCTTCACCACGGCTTCCGGCCCGCCGCGCGCGGCTTCGAACACGAGGGCTTGCTGCAGCATGGCGCGGCCCTGCGCCTGTTCCGGGCGGTCCATGCCGGCGAAGGCAATCCATTCCCAGCCGATTTTCTGGTGCTTCACCAGCTCGCCCAGCGCGGCATTGAACAGGGCGGCGCCGGTGGCGCGGCGGGCGGGGTCGGCATCGCCCGCGCCGAAATCCTGCGCAAGCCTGCCCAGCGTGGCGGCCATGTCGGCCTTTTCCGGCGGGGTGGTGCGCAGCAGTTCCGCCATCACGGTGGCCTGGTCGTTGGTCAGCAGGCGGCGGGCGGAAGGCAGCACGCCCATGCGCTGCTGCACGCCGATGCTGGCGGCCATGATCTGCGGCGCGGTGGCGCCGGCGCGCACCAATTCCTGCACTTCCGGCGCGGTGCCGGCATAGCCGCCGGGGTCGTCCTTGATGGCGGTGCGGATGCGGGTCAGGCCCTGGTCGTAGTGCCCCACGGCCTGCTGGCGCTCGGCGGCCAAGTACGTGTCGGCGGGGTTGCCGGCGAGTTGCGCGCGCATCGAGGTTTGGTCGGCGGGGCTGGCGAAGGCAGAGGCTTTCAACGCATCGCCCGCGGTGCGGGTGATGTTGAGGCTGTCGATGATGCGCTGGCTATCGGCCGGGTGCAGCTCGCGGATGCGGTTTTCCGGGATGGCGGGGGTGGTGTTGCCGGCGAGGTAGGTGGCGGAGAGGTCGCGCAGCTCGCTGCCCAGCGCGGCGCGTTGCTGGCCTTGCTGCGCATCCAGCCGGTTGAACCATTGTTCCACCAGCGCCTCCCGGTGCAACCGGCGGCCGAGGGGCATATCGGCGCTATCCTGGCGCACCTGGTCAAGCACCATCTGGCGCGGGCTGCCGCCGGCCAGGGCGGTGGCGTAGCCGGCGCGGCGGCGTTCCTCCACGGCCGTGTCGCGCGGGCGCAGGTAGGCGGTGCTGGCGACGCGGGCGGCATCCTCCGGCGTGCGGGTGGCCAGCAGGGCATCGCCCGCGCGCTTCTCACTGCCCTGCAGCTCGGCCACGGTGAAGTCGAGCTGCTGGTCCAACGTAGCCTGGCTGGGGTCGATGCCGTATTGCGCCTTGAAAGCCTGCCGCCGGCTGTCGCGCCACTGGAACAGGCCGTCGCTGGCGCCGCCGTCGCCGGGGCGGGTGGCGGGGTTGGCGCCGCTTTCTTGGATGGCGTTCGCGGCGAGGCCTTGCGCCACGTGCAGCGGGATGTTGCGTGCCACCAGGCCCTGCACCACGGCATCGGCGCGGGTGCGCACGTCCTGGCTCAGGGTGATGCGCTGCTGCACGTCGTTCTCGTCCTGGCGCCGCTCCACCGGGGCGCGCAGGCTGGTGGTGAGGGTGGCGACTGTGCCGGCGTCCATCTCCGCCTTGTGCTGTTCCAGCATCTGCTGGGCGGCGATGGGGTCGGTGGCGGATTTGATGGTAATGGCCTGGGCCACGGCGCGGCTGAAGTATTGGGTGGCATCCGCCTGGGGGATGATGCCCGCGGCCACGTTGCCGGAGATGTGGGCCTTGATGCCTTGCAGCTGCGCCTGCGTGGTGGGCTCGTCCGGCGCGGCGGCGAGGCCCTGGGCGAACGTGCCCAGCGTATCGGTGAAACCCGCGCGCAGGTTGGTGCGGGTGCGCTCGGCGGCGCGGCCGGCCACCTGGTTGTAGGCGGCGGGCACCAGGCGCTGCAGCTGGCCGTCGAGCACGCGCTGCACGCCGGGGTCCAGCCCCTCCAGCTTCTTGGTGCGCCATTCCGCGGCGCGCTGCTTGAAGCGTTCGGCGGCGCCGGCGGGGTCTGGGTCGCTGTCGAAGCCGCGGATCATGTCGCCCAGTTCCATCTGGGCATCGGCGGAATGCTTGCTGGCGGTGGCGACGTTCTGGGCCTGTTGCGCCTGCGCCCAAAAGCCGGCCCATTGGCCGGAGACTTCAGCCAGGCCCTGGGCGAGCTGGCGCGCGGGCAGGCCGGCGCTGTTGATGTCTGGCCCGCGCTGCTCCGGCATGTTCACCGGGCCGCCGTAGGGGTTCTGGCTGGTGTAGCTCATCAGAAATCGCCCACGGCATAGGCGCCCGCCGGGCTGCCGGGGCTGCTCATGCGCATCTGCATCTGGCCGTAGCGGGCAGCACCGCCCAGCACGGTGGTGCCGGCGCGGATGAAGCCGCCGGTGAGCGCATCTTGCCCGGCCTGCTCGGCGTTTCCTGCCCGCTGGTCGTAGCCGGCGGCCTGGGCCTGATAGGCGCGCGCCTGGTTGTTGCCTTTCCAGCGGGTGATCTGGGCATCCAGCGCGCCCTCTGCGCTCATGTCCGCCATCACGTCCAGCGGGCTGCCGAAGCCGGGATCTACGCCGCTGGCGGCGAACTGGTTGGCGGCGGTGGCCACGCGGCGGCGGGTTTGCTGCTGCGCGCGCTGCGTTTCCGCCTCGCTGGTGTTCAGCGCCACGGCGGCGTTGATGCGGGCCTGGGCGGCGTTGTTGCGGTCCGCCTCCGCCTGCCGATCGGCGGCGTTGGATTGCTGGATGCCGCCCACAATGGATGAGCCGGCGGAGAGCACCGTGCTGGCGATGGTTGCCACCAGGGCGAATGTGGGGTCCATCAGCTATGCGCCTCTGTTGCGGCTGCATCGGCGATGCGTGCCCAGCGTTCGAAATCTTCGCCGCCATGGCCGAAGGCGCGCATCACGCCCTCTCGTTCGAAGCCCAGCATGCCCAGCCAGCGGGCGCCGGGCGGCCAGCCATAGGCAGCTTCCGCTTCGATGCGGCGCAGCCGGAGGTCGGCGGTTGCCTTGATCAATCCCTGCGACACCTGGCGGTGCAGCCATATCCAGCCGCTGCGGGGAAACCGCGCGCCGATCAGGCACCAGGCGCCGGCGCGGCCGGGCCAGTGCAATGCCAGCCCGGCGCAGGCGATCACCTCGCCGTCATGCACCGCGGACCAGCACGGACCGCTGGCCAGCAGTTTTGCGCCGTGGTTGCGCCAGCCCGGCACGGCCACCCTGGCCACGACGATCCGGTGCAGGTCGAGCGGCTGGAACTCCCTGACTATCACGACGCGGAAATCTCCTTGGTGATCGCCAGCAGGGTGAACGGGAACGGGTCGTCGCCGATGATCTCCACCTGGCCTTTGCTGCCCCAGCTGCCGAAAGTGGTCACGCTGCGTTCCCCGGTGAACAGCGGCACGGCCTCGCCCATCGCCATGTCGATGGTGCGGAAGGCGAGGTCTTCGCCTTGGTCGTCCGCGCCGCCCACGCGCCCGCCCAAGCTGTCCATCAGGGTGAGGTGTGCTTTGACCACGCGCAGCGTCAGGGTGCGCAGCGGGGCGCCGTTGGGCAGCACGCCGCCGGGTGGCAGGTCAACGATGCGGTGCCGGTAGGGCAGGCCCACATGCACCGTGCTGGCGGCCGGGCCGGTGATGGCCACCACGCCGCTGGCCACCACCTGGTTATCCCGGCGGGAGCCATCTGCCACCACCTGCACGGTTTGCCCGTCCAAATGAGACAGGCCGGTAACGCTGATGACGGGGGTGCCGGCATAGGTCAGGCCGCTGTCGAGCATGAAGGCGTCGGTTGCATCCTCCAGCTCGGCGCGAAACGGGGAGCGGATGAATTCGATGCTGCGCTGCTCAGCGCCGGCCACGGTGCGGACCACGCTGCACCAGAGGTCGGTGCCGGTGCCATTCGGGTCTGGCACCGCGGCGATGCTTTCCACCGTGCCGCCGGTCATTTCCCACAGGCTCCAGGCGCGCAGCTTCTGGTCGGTGTCGAAGGTCAGGCAGGCGATCTTGCCGTCGGTGCGAAGGCCGTAGAACACGCCGTCGGGCGTGTCGGCGTAGGCGGTTTCCAGGAAGCCGGCGCCGGCGATGTTATCGGCCAGGGTGGTGAGGTCGGCGGTGGTGAAGCGGTCGGTGGCGTAGTCGTATTCGAGTTGGCGCAGGCGCCGGCCGCCGCGCTGGGGGAACAGCACGGGTCCACTGACGCGCTGCGGGTTGGCGCCACTGCCGGTGCCGCGGCTGCCGTGCGGGTCGGCGGTGATGTTGCTGGGGCTGATGGCGTTGTTGCGGTTGGCCGGCGCCACCAGCCATTCCCCGCTACTGGTGCCCACGGCCAGGCCACGCGGCACGCTGGCCAGCCAGCGCACCGCCTGCACGGTATCGGCATCCAGCGCGATGCTGATGGCGTTGGTGTCGAACACGGAACCGTCGGGCTCCGTGGGGGCGAAGTTCTCGAAATCGTTGGACTGGCTGGCCCACAGGCTTTGCGGGCGGGTGCTGCTGCCGCCCAGCCAGAACCGGCCTTTGTGGAAGGTGGCGCTGCGCGGCCAGCCGCGGGTGTTGGAGAATTCGCCCAGGCGCCAGCGCAGGCTTGCCGTGGTAGCGGCAAACACGCCGCGCGGCTCCACACTCACCGCCACCACGGTAGCACTGGTGAAGCCGGTGATCAGCGCCCAGCCCCACACGTGCCGGCCGGGGCCGAGGTAGCGCAGCACGGCGGTGCCATCTTGCACCGTCAGCCCGGTGTCGTTTGGGGCGGCTAGGTCGTAGTTGGGCGTTGTGCCGGCTAGGATGGCCGCCGCGGTGGTGCCGCCGGTGATGACGCGATAGAGGCGCGGCACCTGGTTGTATTCCGAGACCAGGATGCGCCCGCCGCTGTAGGCGGTGGCGGCGGCGCGGGTGGTGTTGCAGGCCTGCAGGATCGAGATCAGGCGGCCCACATCATCCGGCGTAAACAGGGCGGCGCTGGCCGTGACGGTGGCGGCGCCGCTGGTGTGCGCCACACTGGGCGTGAGGGTGATGTTTGTGTCGGCCACGGGCTAGCCCTCGCCCCCGCCGTTGCCGCCTTCAGCCTCGCCCCCGGTGGCATCGCCACCCCAGATGGCGCCGCTGCCGGCGCCGGCATCGGGCACAATGGTGCCGCCTTCGGGAGCGGTCACGGTGGGGGCGGGGCTGGCCGCGCCCGTGTTGCCGGTGTTCTCGGTGTCGTAGGGGCCATCGGCGAAAGCCACCAGCGCGAGGCTGAATGTATCGCTGGCGGTGCGGCTCAGCTTCCGCGGCTGGTGGCTGCCGTGCAGGATGTAGAGCACATCGGCGCTGGCGGTGAAGGACAGCTCGCGCAGCTGGTCCAGCGTGTAGGGCGTGGCGACTTCCAGCACGGCGGCGGCGCTGTTGGTGAGCTGCCCGCGATCGCGGAAAAAGCGGATGTAGCTGGCGCCGAATTCCAGCAGGTAGGTGACATCGCTGGCAATGCGCCACGGCACCAGGCGCACGCGCCCGCCGGGCTTGGGGGCCGCCACGCGGTAGCTGCCCTGGCGCCGCGTGGCGCCGCCACCCAGCAGCACCACCATGTTGGTGAGGTCTTCCGCGCCAGCCGCGTATTGAGCCAGATCGATTCGCCCGCGTAGGCGGGGAGAGAGGATGCCGGCGGCGAACGAGGCCTGATAGGTGGTGGGCACTACAACCGGGCCAGGATCAGGTCGTCGGCTGGCAGGATGGCCGGCATCGGCGTGCCCTCGGCCGCGTCGGTGCTGCGGGCGCGCCGTTCCAGCTGCTCGATCATCTGCATCAGCTGGGCGTGCTGGGATTTGTCGGCGCTCAGCGGAATGCACAGGCGGCGCGCCAGCTCGGCGGCCACCAGGTCCACGAAGAGCGGGGACCAGCTGCCGGCGTCGGCCACTTGGCGGATGTAGCGGATACCCAGCGGGGCTTCGAGGCTGCAAAGGATCGAGCTGCCCTCGATCTGGAACGGCTCGTGCGGGTCGGCGCCGTTCAGGGTGAGCACGCGCAGGCAATCGGCTGGGCGTTCGAAGGCGCGGCTGAAGCCGAAGGCGGGCGCGGTGGCCAGGGCTGGCAGGCTGGCGCGGGCGATGGCGAAATTCCAGGGGTGGCGCACCAGGCAGGCATCGCGCACTTGCGGCAGGAATTCATTGGCCAGCCGCGCCGGCTTGGAGCTGTCGTCCAGGCGCGCGATGCGTTCCTGGCCGATCAGCGCCATGGCCATGTTGGCGACGTTGGTCAGGCTGACTGCGGCCATGGGTCATCCTGGGAAATGGGGCGCCGCCCCGGCGTTCTGGCGCGCAACCGGGGCGGCTGGACGTGCCGGGGCGGAGAGCCCCGGCGCGGCGTGTGGGCAGGGGCGCCAGCCCCGCGAGGCAGCAGCGCTGCTAAAGCTCCGTCCACTCCACCATGAACGACAGCGTGCCGGCGGCGGTGCTGGCGGCGGTGAGGGTGAACACCAGGTCGTAGTTGCGGCCGGGGTCGCTGGTGTCGCCGGCATCTTCCCACACGCGGCGCTGCAGGTTGGCGATGTCGCGGGCCTCGAAGGCGATCTCGGTGCCCAACGTGATGGCGGTGGCGATCGACTGCGCCGTGGCGTAGCAGGACACCGCCTTGACCGCGGCGCCATTGGCCGTGGTCTGGTACAGGCCGAGGTCGCCCGCGGCGCTGGTGATTGCATCGCAGAACACGCGGATGGAGTTGATGCAGGCGTTCCGCGGCAGCTCGCAGATGCGATAGGTGCTGCTGATGCTGTCGCTGCTGGTGCACTCGAACGTGGCCAGCGCGCGCTTGACGGTGCCGGCCGAGAGATACATCGCCGTGTTCACCGGCGGCGAGGCGTTGCGGTTGGTGATGGAGGTGGAATTGAGGTTGAAGACAGGCATGCGAGCCTCCTGGATTGTGCCGGCCCGTGGCGGGGCGCCGGTGGAATGGGGGCGGGGCCCGCATCACGCGGGCCCCTGAGGATCAGCTGGAGATCAGCTCTCCAGGCACTTGATCTCGATGACGCGGGCTTCTTCCACGCGGGCGCAGCCCATGGTCATTTCGTAGTAGGCCTGCATAGCGTTGTTCTTGTCTCGCCGCGGGCCAAGGTCGGCGATGATGTCCTGGCTCTTGCCCAGGTACATGCCCATTTTCTGCCACGCGGCCACGCGGCGGTAGCTGGAGCCATCGATGGGCAGGCGCTCCGAGCGGATGAAGTTGAAACCCAGGAAGGTGCTGATCTGGCCAGAGACCAGGGCCTGCACCGCGTTGAAGTCGCTGCTGGTGACTTCGGTGGTGCCCAGCAGGTCCGCCAGCTGCTTGGCGGAAACGGCGATGTAGCGCTCCGTCTCCTCCACCTCGCCGGCATCCAGCAGGGCCTTGGCCTCGATCAGCTTGGAGATGGTGAGGCCGGCGTTGCCGGAGCCGGAACCATACTTCCAGCTGTTCACCGCCACCTGGTTGGCGGCGGGGAAGGTCACCGCGGTGGTGCCATCGGCGCCGGTGTTCGCCGAGGCGAAGAACTGCGCGATGATCAAATCATCCTTCTGGCGGTTCATCGCCGCCACCAGGGCCTGGGCGTAGGCGCTGGAGGGATCGGCCAGCATGCGCACGCGGTCGGCGCCGTCGATCAGCTCGGCCACGTTGTAGCTGAGTACGTCGATGCGGCGGCGGCGGTGCTGGATGTTGGCAATGGGGGTGTCGGCGTGGCGGTTGATGATGCGCTGCGCCGTGGCGGTGCCGATCTGGTCATACCAGGCGGTGGTGCCGGTGACGGGCTCAGCATAGATCGTGCTTTCCAAGCGGCTGGGCATCTGCTGCGCCAGCATCACGAGGTTGGAACGGAATTGCTGGACGAACGAGGTGGAAACTTCGATGGACATAACGGGGGCTCCCGATCATGCGTTTGCACAATCGACTGAGCTCCCCGGCAATCTCGTGCCCGCCGGCGGGGCGGTCAGGCGGACGGAACTTGTTCCGCTCCCCGCCGATTTCGGCCCCGCTCGTGGCGCAGGTCAGCCGGACCCGCGTCTGGCCCGTTGCGGTGGGCCTCTCTCCGGCCGGCAGGATCGGACGCTTGCGGCGTTACCCGGCTGCTGGCTTCCCATTAGTACCGGAATATTCAGGGGTGCCGCAAGGTTTTTCGTTACGCCGCGCTGGGAAACGCCTGCTGGTGCAGTGTGACCCACAACTGTTTCTTCCCCGGATACTCCGGATGGAACCGATCCTTCAGCACTTCGTAGAAGGCGCGGTCGTTGGTGAGCTTGGCAATCTCGGCCTGGGCATCCGCCGGGGTGCGGGGGCCGGCGCCGCTGTTGCCGTTGGTGCCGCGCAGGGTGCTGGGCTCAGCGATGCGTTCGCCCATCTTGGCCAGGGCGCGGATCATGGCGGCGTTGCTGGCCAGCGGCGCGCCGTCGGGGCCGCGAGCCTGCTGGAACAGGGCCAGCAGGTCTTCACCGCCGGTATCCAGCAGGGCGCGCTCGGCGCGCAGCAGGCGGTCGCCGAAGGCATCGCCCCATTCGCGCTTGAGGTCGGCGATGGTGGCTTCGGCCACCTGGGTGTCCTGCGCCTGGCGTTGCACCACGGCGGTCTGGGTCTGCTCGGCGTAGAGGCCCACCACCGCCTTGGCCTGGGCGTCGGACAGGCCGGCCTCGTGGAACTTGGCGCGCAGCTCCGGCACGGCGGCTTCGCCGATCGGGGCGCCTTCCCAGGCGGAATACTTCTCCGGGCTCTCTGGCCGGCCGAGGCGGTTGTAGATCTCGCCCATGTCTGCGCTGGCGGGGTCGGTGGGGATGCGCAGCACGGTGGCCTTGTCGGCGCCGATCAGGCTGGCGGCGTTTTTGTAGGACTTGGCCAGCACCTCGATGTCACCGATGTCCTTGAAGGTGGGGTCGGTGCGGTAGCCTTCCGGCAGCCAGGCGCGGGTGTCGGTGGGGGCCGCGGGCGCCGGGGCGGTGGCGGCCGGCGCGGCGGCGGCCGGCGCCGGGGTGGCGGGGGGGGCGGCGGCGCTGCTGCCCAGCACGGTGGTGGGGGCGGGGGCGGTTTCGCTCATGCCGCGAGTTCCTTATTCAGCACCTTGCGCGCGACAGCTTCGCCTGCCTTGGTCAACCACCACCAAGAGCTTTCTGGCGTGTTGCCGCTGCCGCGATCATCTCTGGAGCCTGCGCCGTTGACCCAACCGTTGTAAAACAGTTCCCGCATTTTGTTGGCACTGGTCTTGAGCGTGGCGCGGTTGATCAAGTTGCTGCCCCCACACGGTTGCACCGCGTCCAGCAACGTCTGCAGAATTCGCATCTCCGATTTGGTGTAGCTGTCGTATCCGACCGCGGACACGCCGGTCATGCCCGAGCCGCGAGCTTTGGCCGGGATGAAGTTGTCAGACATTGCGCAGGATCTCCTCTGTGTCCCCGACGGTCAGAAGCGCCAGGTGCGCGTCGGGGTCGCTGTTGATCATCTCGACGATTTCCATCCCCAGCCGGCGCATGCCGAGCTGGTAGGCGGTTTCCCGCTCGTCGGGGCGGAAGGGGTCGGTCATCACGCCGGCGCGGCGCAGGATGTCGGCCAGCACGCGCTGCCCGGCCTCGCCGCGGAACACGAAGCGGTAATCCATCACCAGCCCGGCCCGGGCATCCCGCGCCGCGCGCTCGTCCTCCACCAGCCGGCGGCGCTCGCGCCAGGTTTGGAAGATGCGCATCAGGGCGTGGCCCCGCGGCGGCGCAGTTCCTGCTCGATATACCAGCGGGCTTTGCGCAGGTCCTCGAGGGCATCGGCCTTCAGGTCGGCGCGCCAGATGTATTTCACGGCGTTGCCGAGGCAGAAACTCATGTGCTGGGTGATGGTGATGCACTCCACGCCGCTGGGGTGCTGCGTGTAGTGCGCCGGGTGGTTCACCGGATCGTGCTGCGGTTGCAGCCCGGGCAGCGGCAACGCAGTGGCGCTATCCATGGAAGCGCAGCGGCACGGCCAGCCGGTGCACCTGGTGCAGGTCATCACGCCGGCTGCCCTCCCCCGATGCCGGCCAGGGTGGAGAGCGCGCTGGCGCCGTCTTTCGCGGTGCCGGCCGCCTGGCGGGCCATGGCCACCTGGGCCTGTTGCTGCTCGGCCTGGGCAGCGGCTTCGCGGATGGCGGCGAGCTGCTGCGGGGTGCGGACGATGCGGGCGGGGGCGCCGAGGCGGTCGGCGAGGTAGCGGGCGGCCTCGTCGGTATCCACCGCCTGCAACACGCGCGGATCGGCGGCGACCAGCGGCTGCATGCCCTGCATCCAGCGCACCACCGCTTCCGCATCCGCCGCGCGTTGGGCACGCACCAGGGGGCTCTGGTATTCCACCGTCCAGCCGCGGCCCTGCAGCTCCTGCGGGATCGGGGCGAACATGCGGTTGCGCCACATGATCGCCCAGGTGCGTTCGACCACCGGGGCAAGGAATTCATTGATCAGCCGGTGGGTGATGGGGCTGAACAGGCGCAGGTATTCGTCGCGGCGCTGGAGGATCTCCGTGGCGGTCATGTTCGGCTGAGCCGGCAGGTTCAGCCAGGTGGTGTAAAAGATATCCCGCACGCGCTGCTGCAGCTGCTCGATCTTGGCTTCGGCCAATTGCGGCTTGCTGCCGGTGTCGATGCCGCCCACGCGGTCCAGGTGGCGGGCATCACTGCGGAAGTAGTTGATGGCGCCGGGGTTGAAGTTGGGCGCGGGGCTTAGGAAGCCATCGTCCGGCACCATGATGGGCGGGTCGATTGCCTTAGCCAGGCCGCGCAGGTTCAGCTTTTCCAGCTCGTTCAGCAGTTTCACGTCGGGCAGGGCGTCCATGCCGGGGCCGGTGCCGTAGGTCTCGCCGCTGCGCTTGGACCAGCGGGCGACGATGTAGGGGAATTCCTGGAAGCGCCCATGCTCCAGGTAATCCGCCTCGGTGCACCAGCAGCTGTCCCAGCCGCCGCGGCCGTCCGGCTCCACGGCGTGGGTGATGGGGATGGCCTTGTCGGGCTCCTTTTCCGCCACGGCGCGCAGGCGGGCGGGGGTGGTATCTGGCCAGAGGCGCAGCACCTCGCGCGCCGGCAGCTCGTAGTCGCGGTAGAGCGTATCGACGCGGCCCTCGGCGTTCTCGGCGTAGAGGCATTCGGCGAGCGGCACGGATTGGAAGCCCGGGCCGCGCCGGCCGCGATCAGGAGCGAACATGATGCCGGATCCGAACGCCACCAGGTCTTGCAGGAATTCCGCACTGGCGGAGGTGAAGCCGCTGCCAGGGGACTGGAACACGCCGTGCATCCGCTCCGTGGCGTCTTCGAACCAGGCGCGGGCGGCGGGGCTGTTGGCCTCCCCGGCCAGCGGGCGCAGCGCCACCCAGCGCAGGGCCGGCGACACCAGCATGCCGTGCAGGCTGGCGGCGAGCTGCTGGCACGCCAGCACCGGCGCGGTGTTGTATATCTTGGTGGTGCTGCGCTTGGCGCCGGGCGCGGACCTGGTGCTGAATTCGCGCGAGGGCAGCACGCGCTCCGCCACCTCCTGCCAGTGGGTTTCGAAGGTGCCGCGCTGCGCCTTCAGCTGCTGCTTGCGGGCCTGGATCGCCTTGGGATCAAGCGCCATGCGCGGGCTCCTTGTGGGGCGTGCCGATCGGCGCCTGAGAGCGCAGGTGCTTCTGCGCCCGCATGGCGGCGGACAGCAGCGCCAGCTCGGCGGTGGCGGCGGTGGCGGCGATGCGGACATAGCCCAGCGCCTTGGGGCCCGTCGCCTCGCCATACGGCACGCGGCCGGGGTAGTGGTCCACCGTGTAGCCCCAGCCTTCCGGCAGCGCGCTGCGCGCGGCGGCGAAGTTGCCGGTGTAGCTGGCCCAAGGCTTGCCGAGGCGCTCGGCCACCAGGCGGTCCAGCGTGGCGTTGGGCCCTTCGGCGTTGTCGATGGCACCGATCAACTCGTCGATGTGCATCATGCGCCAGCCCCCGTGAGGGTGGGCTTGATGTCGCCGCCCGGCAGGTAGCTGCTGGCATTGCCCAGGATGGTGCTGGCCCGGCCGCGCTGGGCGGCGATGCGGCGGCGTTCCTCGGCCGCGGCACCCATCACGCTGGCATCGTCGCGCACCGGCGCCGGGGCCGGGATGACCGGTGGCGCGCTGCTGCCGCCGCCGCCGCCGCCAAGGAAACCCATGGCCTCAGCCCTCGATTGTAATGGTGACGGCCGCGCCCGCCGCCTCGGCTTGCACCTGCTGCGGACGCACGGCGATCTGACCGTCGCTGGCTTTGCCAATGACTTCCCACGCGCGGGAATTGAGCGCGGAGCCGCGCACCTTGACGCGCATGCCGATCTGCACCGCGGCGAAGCCGTTGTTGCTGTCGGTGAAGGTGCTCGATGCCACGAAGGCAATGCCGGTGCTTTTGATCGTTGCACCGCCCCTGTCCTGCGAGACGGAGCTGCTAGGGCGCCGTGTGTTGTTGGTGACTGCCCCTTTAGGCGAGCCAAAGGTGTTTCGGGTGGACATGATGGGGGCCTTTCGGGGCGCGGGGTTACGTGAGCGGGTGGGCGGCCATGTCAGGGTGCTGCCTCTGGCTCTGGCTCTGGCTCTGGCTCTGGCACGGCGCGCAGGCCTTCGCCGGGATGCCAGGGCGTGATGCCGTCCCACAGCGTGATGTTCACCGGTTCGCCCTGGTCGTTCAGCACCAGGTAGCGACGTATGGGGGGCGGCTCTGGTGTGGGATCTGCTTCATTTTCCACAGGGGGCACGGGGGCTGTTGTCATGATCACCACTCCATGATGATGACGACGCCCGGCGCGCCTGCGCCGCCGACGCCACCAACAAAGCTGTTGGTGCTGTTACCTGCGCCGCCACCGCCACCGCCGGCGCCATAGTTTGCACCCGCGCCGCCTGCGCCACCATTTGCGCTAAGGCCGCCGCCTCCTCCAGCCCCGCCCGCCGCAGGCGCAGTGGTAGAAAGATATGTCAACGTGGGCGCTGCGCCTGATTGTCCAGGCGCACCGGCTGCGCCTCCAACTGCAAAATTGCTGCCTCCATTGTAGTTAGCCCCACCTCCAAAATTGCCCGGCTGTGCTGTTGTTCCTGCCGAGTTAAACCCGCCGCCAGCACCTCCAGCAGCAGGTCCTATGAGGGCGCCACCACCTTGCCCCGAAACTCCTACGGCTGATGATCCTGCACCACTACCGCCAAGAAATAAAGTGTTTGTTCCTAAGCCTGAGCCCCCAAAAGAACCATCTGGGGCAAAGTTCATGCCGTTGCCGCCTACTAAATTGGTTCCTGAACCTGCTTGTACATTGTAGTTGGTACCGCCACCACCACCACCCGATGCGACCGCCGCCCCTCCTGAAGCACCACCGCCAGCACCGCCGCCGTAGAATTTTGTGCCGAAACTTGAAGTGCCACCTCTGCCGCCAGTTGGCGATCCTGATGTTCCTGCGCTACCACCAACACCAACGGTGATGGTTTCTGTGGCGCCAACATCTGACGCCCGAACCACAGCGTACATCCAGCCGGCACCACCACCACCGCCCCCGCCAGACCCGCCGCCTACAGCAGCGTAGGTGCCTCCAAAGCCACCACCACCGCCGCCACCAACGACGAGCATGGAAACGAAGCGGGCATACGAGTTGCGGGCGTAGGTGCCGTTGGCGGTGAAGGTGGTGAGTTTGCGGGCGCCAGCGAGGCCCAGCGCGCCCCAATCGTTGAACGGGATGCTCATGGTCGGGTCCTACCGGTAGGGACGGGTGATCAGGGTGAGGGTGCGGTTGGCGGTCTGGTTGACCGCCGCCCCGCTGGTGCCGCTGCGCAGCTGCAGCCAGTTCCAGCCGTGCAGGCTGCCAAGCGGCAGCTGGATGGCGCGGCTGGCGGCCACCGTGATCTGCATTTCCACGCCCAGCGCGTCGATCAGCGGCACGTAGCTGGCATTGGTTTCCGAGACCAGGAAGCTGACCACGGCGGCATCCCAGCCGGCGGGCATGTAAAAGCCTTCCACGAACCCGCCGTTGAGCTGGACGCTGGAAGACAGGGATTGCCCGCTGGCGATGGTGACGGTGGGCGCGCCGGTGATAACGGCCATGGATCAGGCTCCTGCTGCGTACGCGTCCCACTCGGGGGACTGGGTGGGAAGGCGGGCGGTGCGGTTGGCCTCGGCGCCACGGCGGGCGCGGATCTCGATGTCTTCGCCACCCCAGAGCAGCGCGTATTGCAGCGCGTCGTGCACGTGGCTCTCGTGGGTTTTCTCGGCCTGGTCGGTGTTGAAGCGGCCGGTGGTGCCGGCGATGGCGCGGAAGCGGTAGCCGGCGTTGAAGCCGGCACGCAGCAGGCGGCATTGCGGGTGCAGGGCGAAAGCGGGGCTGCCGTCGATCAGCAGGGATAGGGGGCGGCGCACGGCTTCCCAGCGGGCGGTGGGCTTGTTGGTGGGGGCCGGCTTGATGCTGATGCCGCTGCGGGCGGCGACGATCTCCGACCAGTCCTTATCGCCGGCGGTTCGGTCGGCGCCGTAGAGGGCGCTGGGGTCGCACACGCCAGCGATGCCGCCGGGCCAGTCGCTGAAGCGTTCGCGGATGCGCTGGGCGAGCATGTCGCCGTAGCGGCCGGGGCCGGTGCCGGGCTCGCTCACCAGCTCGTCTAGCACCAGCCACTTGCCGCTGGGCAGGCGCTGGGCGAAGGCGCCGGCTGGGGAGCCGCCTGCATCCAGGCCCACGATCAGCGGCAGGCTGGGCACGCCGCGCAGGCCTTCGACCACGTGCACCAGGTCGTTGAACTCGCCATACACGGGCTTGCCGGCGCGGCTGAAGCCGGGCTGGTTGTCCACCATGCGCTTGACGTATCCGGGATCGCCCGCGTTCACGGCGGCCTGGCGGGTGTAGTAGTCGCGCCCGCCGGGGAGGTTGGGCAGGTTCTCGGCGCCGGGCTCGCGCCCGCCGGGCTGGCGAAACAGTGCGATGCTGCGCTCGGCCAGCTCGGCATGGGTGGCCAGGAACATTTGCTCGTAGAGCCAGCTATCCAGCACCGGGGCGTTGCAGTCGGCGATGATGCCGTGCCAGCTGGGGCCGCCCTCGGCCATGGGGGGGAAGCGGCCGGTGCGGCCCACCGCGTAGGTGAAGACTTCCTGCGCCAGCATGTCGAGCTCGTTCAGGTAGAAGGCGGTGGGCTCGTAGCCGCGCAGCACCTCCTCCACCGACTGGTCGCCGATCGCGACGAAATCCACGTGGAGCTGCACGAAGGTGTTGTCTCCGGGGGCAAAGGTGATGGCGTGGGCGGCCGGCGCGTTCTCGGCGCCGGTGAAGGTGCCCAGCGTGCGGGGGAAGCGCTGGAACCAGCTGTGCATGGTGGAGCGCCAGAGCTGGCGGTAGGTGTCGCGCACCACGCAGAGCTTGAAGCGGCGCACCGGCCACTGCCCGCCCCCCAACCCCGGCGCGCGGAGGAGGGTGGACGGCTGCTGCGCCTGAGCGAGGCGGATGCCCTTCATGATTGCGGTGGTGGTCTTCCCCGAACCCACGGGCCCGTTGACGATGGAGATTGCGCTGCGGTCCGCCATGAAGGCCGAAGCCACCGGGCCGGGGGGCGCCCAGGTGATGTTGATGCGGTTGTCGCTCATGCCTCATCCCCCCAGCCCTGGGTGGCGGGCTTGGTGGATCCGCGAAAAATTCGGGACGAGGGGGAAACCACGCTGGCAGGGGCACGAGACAGCGGCGCGGGCGCGAAACCGCCCCCCCCGGGGGGGGTGGGGGGGTGGGCGGGCACGGGCGCGGGGGGCGGGGGGGTGGGCGCCGTGGCCTCGCCCGCCTGATCCGCAATCAGTTGCTCGGTGGGCGCGAAGGCCAGCAGGTTCAACGGGTTGCCGTCGCTGTCCAACTCGCCGCTGTCCAACTGCACCGCTATCGCGTCGATAACCCCTTGATTTTGCGAGGCCAGCGCCACCCCATCCGTGATGCTCAGATGCACCACCTGGTGCGAGCTCACGTCCACCCGCACGGCCTGCCGCTGGTGCAGATAGGGCAGCGCCGCCGTGGCCGCCAGGCGCTTCTCCGCGAACGCCTCGGACGGCTTCAGCCCGATCGCCATCAGCTCGTCCACGCCCGCCGTGGCAATCGCCACCAAGTGCACCAGCGGATCCCCCAGGTGCTCCACCACCGCCCGCGCCACGTCCTCGATGCGCTTGTTGCGCGCCCCCAGCGGACGGCCGCCCTTGCTCCGCCGGGCCTCGATCGCCGCCGCGCCCTTGCTGCCCGGCGCCAACTCCGGCAGGCCGAGCAGTTCGTGCTGCAGCGGGAACGCCTCCGCCACGCGATCCTCCGCCATCTCCTGCAGGACGGTATTCAACGGTTTCCGCGGGGTGTGACGCCCGCGCCTCCCGTCACACCCTCTGTCACACCCACCGTCACAGGGTTTCCCCTGTCTGCATCTATCCTTTTCTTTACCTGTGACGATGTGACAGAGAAGAGAGACCCAGACGCACCCGCGCGTGTATGCGCATATGCGAGGCTGCGGAGCGTCACATCGTCACACCCCCGCCCATTGCCACGCGATATCAACCGCCTAGGTGTGACAATGGGTGTGACAGCGCCGTGGCCAGCGTCACACCCTGTCACACCCCCCCACCCAAGCCGCGCGCTATCCATTGCTTGCGGCAGGCGGGCCGGGGTGCGGGCAAGGGTGGTGTACAGCGGAAGGGCGCGGCGGAACAGGGCCAACATCACGGCCCCTCCTGGTTCAGCGCCACCAGCAGCGGCAGCATCACCACGCGCTGGCTCACACCAGCCCCGAAGCGCAGCGCATTGGGCGGTACCAGCGCACCCGGTGCCCGCAGCATCACTTGCCGCCACCCGCCGCTGGTGCCGCTCCGCCCCGCCCAGATGGTGCCCTGATACACGCGGCTGAGGTGCTGGTGCTGGTTCGCCACCGCCAGCCACCACACGCCAGACTGCACCACCACCCGCAGCCCGGCACTGGCCAGAGCCTTGTTGGCGTCATCGGGATCGATGCCCGGCACATGCCCAGCCGCGCGGCCCACCAGCTCGCCCAGCGTCAACCGATCGCCACCGCGATAGGCCTCCGCCGGCGCGGTCAACATGTGGTCGATCGCCCGGCGCCAGTCCTGCACATCATCGGCGCGCAGCTCGCCCAGCATCTTGGTCAGGCCTTCGCCCACCACCTCCGCCAGCAGCTCGCCATCGGGCGGCAAATCACTCAGCACCAGGTCCGCGCAGGCCAGCAGCGTGCCGTATTGGTCGGCCCCGCGCGCATCCATGCCGGCATGCGCCTCCAGCTGCGCCCGCCACGTGGCCAGCCGGCCATCCAGCTGCGGCCAGTTGTCCACCATGCGCCGCAGCAACTGCTGGCCGAGGGCGTGCAGCCGATCCGCGCGCACATCGGGCGGGGGTTTGGAACTGTCCAGCGGCCGAAGATCGAGCACCGCGATCCGGCTGCGATCCTGGGAGCGCAGCGGCGGCACCATGATGGAGGTGGCCAGCATCGCGCTGCGGATCTGGAACACCTGCCCCTTGTGGTCGGCCCCGCCGCGCAACCCGATGGAGCCAGAGGATGCCTGCCGCAGCAGCTCGATCACCTTCTGCACCACGTCGCCGCCATCGTCGCTGCTTTCGAGCTCGTCGAGCAGCACCGGCACGGAGCGCGCCATCACCGCCTGGCGGATGCCGGCGGCCGTGGTGTTGGCGGTCTGCACCGCCGCGTTCGGGCCGAGCAGCGCCTTGCAGGCATCCAGCAAGGTGCTCTTGCCCGTGCCGCGGTCGCCGGTCGGCCACACCGCCGGGCGCCATTTCAGCGCGCCGCCGACCATGGCGGCGCAAATCCACCCCAGCATCAGCCGGGGCGCAATGGTCGGGTGGCGCCAGTTCCAGGTCTGCAGCAGCGCCAGCACCTGCTGCCCGGGCTGCGTGGGGTTCGCCCCTTTCAGGGTGCGGGGGGCAGGGCCCAGCATCGTGGGCCCGGCGGGATAGACCATGCCATCGAGCACGCCCCACGGGTGCAGCTCGCCGTCCATCATCACCCGGTCACCCAGGTGCAGGATCAGCTCGCCACCGGCCCCGCGCCAGGCGCCCGGGCCGCGCACGCGCTCCAGCTCGTCCCAAATGCCCAGGCGGCCGGCGGCGGCGAACAGGTCGGACCGCACCAGCTCGGCCTTGAAACCGTTTACCGTGGCGCCGTCCTGCGTCCGCCGCGGCCAGTGCTCCCACAGGAACTTATTTTGCGGCGCAAACAACCCCTCAAGGTTGCCCAGCCCATGTGCCTGCCCGGCCAGCTTGCTGATGATGCCGGAGGCGGAGAGATACACCGCCGTTGGTGTTTCCCCGCTCTGCATGCCCAGCGGATGCACCGGGCACCCATCGGGCAGCGGCTTGGCCACATCTTCGAGCTGCTCCGCCGAGGCCTTCACCGGCCGCGCGTTCAACAGCTTTTCCCGCGCACGGGATTTTCCGCCGGTGTCGCTCATGCCCGGCTCTCGGTATGCTCAAATCGCGCATCAGACATGTACGGTTGGCGCTTCTCAATGATGCGCATTTTGCGCATCATGTCTCCACCAGCAAGGGAGACCGACCGATGAAAACCACCTACCTCAGCACCGCCGAAACCGCCAAGCTGATCCGCGCCGCCCTCAAGCGCGCTTTTCCCCGCACCAAGTTCAGCGTGCGCAGCCACCGCTACAGCGGCGGCGCCTCCATCGATGTGGGCTGGGCCGACGGCCCCGCCGCCGCTGCGGTCGATCCCATCGTGCAGCAGTTCCGCCGCGGTGATTTCGACGGCATGATCGACATGAAGGTGCACTTCACCAGCTGGCTGCTGCCGGATGGCACCGCCACCATTGCCAGCCATCCCGGCACCGACGGCAGCACCGGCGTGATCTCGGCCGTGCGCGAATGGATGCCGCACCCCGAGGCCAAGCTGGTCAGCTTCGGCGCCGATTTCGTCTTCACCAAGCGCGACATGTCCGCCGATCTGCTGCGCCGCGCCGTCGCTCGCTTGGCCGCCAAGGGCTACCCGGTCGAAGCGGTCGAAGTCCAGGAAGGCAGCTTCGGCGCCAGCATCCGCACGGTCACGTACGATGCCGCCGTGACCCGTGGCTTTGACATGGAGCGGGAGGTATACCGCGCCGCCTGCCGCACCCACTGCGTGGGGGCGTGAGGGGGGAAACCATGACACCGCAACAACTCGCCGAGATCCTTGCAGACCTGGAGCCGCTGGGCCTTTCCGCCCGGCGGCTTGCCGCGCTGTTCGGCTACGCATCGGAGAACACGGTGCGGCAATGGCTGTCGGGCCGGAACCAGGTGCCGCCGCACGTGGCGGCGTGGCTGCTGCAGCTGCAAGCATGGTGGGGCGCCAACCGGCCGGGGTGATCATGCCGAAGCCTCGCGCGCGCCGGTCGTCATCTGATCCGCCAGCTCGGCCTGCAGTTGGTCGTTCCAATCCTTATGCGGATGATCCGGCCGCACCACGAACACCTCGGCCCCCTGCGCCTGCAGCGCGCGCAGCGCCTGGGCCAGCGCCTCGGTGGCGCGGCTGTCGGGCGGGTCGCGGTCCGCGCACACCACCAGGCGGCGCACCGTCGGCGGCAGCTGAACGCGCTTGAGGTTTGAGAGCGAAACGCTGGCTGCCACCCGCCATTCCGGCACCAGCACTGCCACGGACAGCGCGGTTTCGATGCCCTCGGCAAACGCCACCGTCTCGTCGCCGCGCATCTCGCGCCATGCCCGTTGACTGGCCCCGCGCGTCAGGCGGATGAACCCGCCGGCATAGGTGCCATAGGTCAGCTTGGCCTCGCGTAGTTTGGCCTTGCCCCATTGCCCGGCCTGGTGCGGCGGCAACGGCGAGGCCCAGCTGCCGGCCACCGGTGCCAGGAACGTGCGGTGCGTGGCCACGTGCCGGCCATTCGGCGCGCCGATCGCCGCTACCATCGCTGGCAGCTTCATGTCGGCCTCGCGGCAATATAGCGCAGGGTGAAACCGCAGCGCCGCCGGCACATGGCCGAGGGCGCGCAGGTCGATGCCGCGCCCGCGCAGATAGGCCTCGGCCGGCGTGCCCTCGATCGGCCGCGCCTCCAGCCACATCGCCAGCGCGCCACGGCGGCGGCGTTCCTCATCCTCGGCGGCCTGCTTGTCGGCCACCGCGCGGCGCTGCTCGGCCTGCCGGCGCGCCGTGGCCATCGCCGCCGGGTCGCCATCTTCCAGCCCCAGCCAGCGGCGAGACCACTTCAGCGCCTCGCTCTTGTCGCCGCGGAACAGCACCTGGGCCACCAGGTCGAGCGCGTCGCCCGTCTCGCCGCTGGCGAAATCGCACCACACGCCAGCCTTGGCCCCGGTCAGGTGCACGCCCAGCGATTGCCCGGCCTCACCAGCCAGCGATCCCGCGCGCCACTCGCGCCCCTCGCGCTTGCCACCGGCCAGCAGCTCCGGCGCCAACGCATCGATGCGCCCGGCCAGCAGGGCCGCCACCTGGTCAATCGAAATCAGGCTCATTGGCCCGCCTCCAGCGCGGCCGTGCGCACCATCGCGAGCCCGTGCTGCGCTTCCAGGTTCACCAGCTGCTCCGCCAGGTCCGCCACCAGCTCGGCCTCGCGCCGGATCACCTCGGCGCCGGGCGCGCCCGGCCGCGCCAGCTCGGCATCGATCCGCGCCACCAGCCGCCGCGCCGCCCGCTCGCGCGGATCGTGCGCCGGTACCATGGGCAGGATCACCCGCATCAGCGCGCCATCGGTCGCGAACACTGCCCGCGCCGCCACGCCGATCGTCTCGCCGCTATCCAGCCGAACTTGAAGGGTCACGGCCCGGTTCATGCCGGCACGCCCCGCAACTGGTCGCGATCACGCCAGGTGAGCTGCTCGCCAGCCGTCCGCAGCAGCTTGTCCAGCGGGATGCCGGCCAGCAGCCGCTGACGCGCCCAGCACAGCCCGGGCGAATACGGTTCTTCCTCCGAAAATTCGGCGGCCGGCGTCGCACCCACGCGCTCCAACGGAGCAGGGGGCGCAACGCCGGCCGCTGGCGCCACCGCCCGGCTTTCGCCGCGGGCACCCAGGTTAAGGGAGGAAACGTCCAAGTCACGAGAAGCCACGGCAGCCAGGGGTGACGGCCCCTGGCTGTCGTGCCCCGACACAGCGCCAGCGCGCTCGGGGCCACACACGCAAGCCGGAGAGGACCCTCCGGCAGCGCCATCCTGTTGGTTTTGCGGCGCACCGCTGCGCTGCTTTGCCATGGCGGCGCGGTAGCGCTCCTGCCACGGCGTATCGGGCGGCAGGTCCACCTTGCGCAGGCGGTGCACCACCATGTTCAGTACGTCTCGGCTCTTGCCGAACTCGCGGGCCAGCGCACTGGTGGCGCCATACTGGCACGGCACCCCCACTGCGATTTCGCACAGCGCCTGGCGCAGTGCGTCCGGGTAGAAATGCGTGCTGCGGCCGGATCGGATCACGCGCCAATCCCCCGCGTGGCCGCTTGCAGCGCCTCACGCCAGGCAGCGATGCGAAGCGTGATGCAGCCGCGGCACCAACTCAGTCGCAGCAGGCCCAGCCGCAGCTCCGGCATGTCGCCGCCGTGCCAGCCGAAGCCGCAGCGGCCGATGCTTAGCAACAGGGTCCAGCTCGTCATGCACTTCCTACGGAAGGGGCGCGGCGGCGGCGCTGTACTTCGGCCAATACGGCCTCCGCCAGCCCGTCGCACTCCGCCATCAGGTTCAACAAATGCTCACCGGCGGGGGCACTCTGACCCCGCATCCAGTTCTCCACCGTCCGGGGCGAGCACTTGCCCGCCCGCGCCAGCCGCTTCTCCGCTCCGCGCTCCAGGCCGAAACGCCCGCGCAGGAAGCCGGTGATCAGGTCGGGGTATGTTAATGTTTGCGACATGGCATCATCCCCGTGAATGTTTCGCGGGGAAATCCCGCTATCGTTTCGCATGAATTTGCTCCAGTTCTGTGCGTGTCACGGAACAGAACGGAGTAATATTTGCCAAAATACTTGCCGCCGGAGGGTGTCACGGAGGCCCCTCCGGCATTTCCCGATGCCACCGCGTGATGCACGCGCTTGGTATGGCGCCTCGCGCTCCGCTGCCGGCGCGCCTGCCATCCACCCACATCCGCACCAGCAGCACGCCGAGCACCAGGCCGGCGATCAGGACAAGCAACGGCGGCAGGGCGGCGGCGGTGATCATGCGGCCACCTGGTGCGCGCCCAGTGCGGGCCAGATTGTCTCGTTCGGCACGCCCAGCGCGCTGGCCACCGCCGGCACATGGCGCAGCGGCACGCGGCCCGCCGCCTTCCACATGGAAACGGTGGAGCGCTTCAGGCCCAGCGCATCGGCCGCTCTCACCGGCCCGCCCAGGCGTTCAATGATTTCGGATACGTCCATGCCGCACACGCTGCATCTTCCTGCCCGCATATGTCAACTCCCATGACACAAAACAGCCGTGCAGCGGTGGCGTGACTTGACTGCCGGGGCGGTCAAGTTTCCACAGATGCCGAAGAAGCCGCCCGCATCCGATATCGACCGCATGGCCGGCCTGCGCCTTCGGGCGGTGCGCGAGGTGTGGGACGAGCGCGGCGTCATCAAACAGGAGACGTTCGCCGCCGAGCTTGGCATCACCCGCACCGCGCTGGCCAACTGGGAGGCCGGGCGTCTGCCCGACGTGCGCGCCATGGTGCGGCTCTTTACCTGGCTCGGCATCCCGCTGGAGTGGATCTTCCTGGGCCAGCTGCGCCACGTCGATTACGACCTGGCGGACCGGCTCGCGCGCGCCGCCGGCAATCTAGGCGCCACGGTAGGTCGACCGGCCCCGGAATCGCCGATGCAGGTTGAACGGCGCGCAGGGGTTGCTGCACAGCGGCCGGTAGCCAGCGTGCCCACCCGCAGGCGGCGTGTAACGCTGCATGCGCCGCAGCAGGAACAGTGATGTTCCATGAGCCAGCGGCCAAACTAGAGGAAGATTTAGAGCGATACCGCCACATTCAGCCGCCAGACTATATGGCGGTGGCTTTTCTGGCGCTGTCCACGTTGCTGGCGCTATTGGGCGGTGATCGCTTTGCAGCTTTCTTTTTCTTTGCCATAGCCATGGCGTTGTTTGCCGCTCGTTGGTGGGGCCGTCGCAGCTTACTGAAACGCTGGGGCGCTGCGCTGCAGCACGAGAAGGCCGAAGCCGAAGCGGAAGCAGCGGCGCGTGCCGAACGAATACAGTTTCTGCGTCAAGAGAGTTGACGTAACGCCAACTCCGGTGACATGTTGCCGACCATCGCACTCAAGCGATGGAGGATTGACATGTCTGCATCCACGAAGCCCGCCACCGAAACCGATTGCGCCCGCCTCACCGTCGCCGAGCTGGCCAACGCCGCCCGCTCCGGCCCGGTCGGCCCCGCCACCGTGCTGGCCTATGTCGTCCGCCTGCAGAAGCACCTGGTGCAGTTGGCCAAATCCGAGGAAGCCGCAGACGAGATGGCCAACGATGCCCTGGCCGAACACCGAGCCCGCGAAGAAGCGATCCGCGCCGGCACCGTTATTGCCTTCCCCGCGCGCCGCAGGATCCACATCGGCCACGGGGGACATGCGGCATGAGCAAGCACCCCGAACGCCGCCCGTTTCGCGCCGCCCGCACGCTGCAGGTGGTGCGAGACAACACGCTGGGCGGGTTGCCCGTGCTCCTGCTGGGCTACTGGCTGGACCGCAACGGTCAGCCGGAGGAAGCGCAGGTGCTCACCTTCACCGCCAACCGCCGCCTGTCGGATCTCAGCGGCTGGCACGGCGAACCCGTCCACCAGCACGAAACGCCGCTGCGGGTGGCGGTGAATGGCTGAAGCCCCCGTCATCACCCCCGTCATCACCCGCGCCAAGGTGGCCGAGCTGCTGGGCATCAGCCCGGCGACCCTGGTTGATTGCATCGGCAAAATGCGCCTGCACCACGGTTTCCCGGCCGCCATTCCTTGCAGCGGCGGCCGTCGCTACAGCCGCGCCGCGGTGCTAGCCTGGATCGATGGCCGCCCCTCTGCGCCAACAAACCCGGCGCTGGAGGCAGACGTGGCCGCCTGCGAAGCCATCCTCCTGGGCCGCGCCCAGGCGATGGCGGCGGGGTAGAGGAGGAAACCATGTCGCGCCACACCATACGGCACTTGGTCGAGAAGCCCGGCGCGCACGGCCCGCGCTGGTATTGGCAGCCCTCCGCCAAGCTGCGCGCCGCCGGCTGGAACCCGCAGCGCCTGCTGGTCAGCACCCAGGCCGAGGCGATGAAGGTGGCCGAGGAGCTCAACGCCGAGGTCGATGCCAGGCGCGCCCAGTTGCCCACCGGCAAGGCCGCCAAGGCACCGGCCGGCAGCGTGCTGGCCATGATTGCGGCTTACAAGGCCAGCAAGTGGTGGCCCAAGGGCGCGCGCACCCGCAAGGATTACGGCCTCTACCTGGACAAGATCGCCGACTGGGCCGGCGACCAGCCCGCCCGCGCCATCACGCCCCGCGCCGTGCAGGCCTTCCACGATGCCATGGCCCGCCGCACCGAAGGCAAGGGGCGGCAGCGCCGCATCATCGAAACACCCGCCCGCGCCGCCGCCGCCGTGCGCGTGCTCTCCGCCCTGATGTCCGCCGGCGTGCGCCTGGGTTTCGTGCCGATCAACCCCGCCTTGCGCGCCGGCATCAGCGTGGAACGCCAGCGCGAGCCGGTCCTATGGACCCGCCTGCAGCTTGATCACCTGGTGGCCACGGCCGACGCGATGGGCTGGCACAGCCAGGGCACCGCCATGGTCCTCAACTTCTGGTGCGGCCAGCGCCAAGCCGACATCCTGAACCTCGCCCCCTACCAGCTCGCCCAGGGCGCCATCATGCTCACCCAGCGCAAGCGCGGCCGCAAGGTCAGCCTGCCAGTGCACCTGGTGCCGGAGCTGGTGGCGCGGCTGGAGGCGGAACGCCAGCGCACCAGCAAGCTGGCCAGCCTGACGCACCTGCTTCTCCACGAAGGCACCGGCCGCCCCTGGCAGCCCTTCACCTTCACGCACACCTTCGCCGAGATCCGCCAGAAGGCCGCCGAGGGCGACACCAAGCTGAACCTCCCCGCCATGCCCAGCTGCACCACCCTTCGCTGGATGGAACTTCGCCACACCGCCGTCACCGCCCTGAAAGCCGCCGGCCTCGATGCCCTTGCGATCGCCAGCATCACCGGCCACACCGCCCAAAGTGTCCAGGCGATCCTGGATCGCCACTACCTGATCCGAACCAGCGCCGAGGCCGAACGAGCTTTCACGGCGCGCCTGCAGAAGGAAGGCGGCAATGGTTGAGATTTTGATAGGGGATTTGTCTGCGGATCAGTTGGCTAAAATGATTGTCCAGACGATTGAAGGTCCCACTGCTGCCGGCATTGAACTTGATCTGGCTCACACCCGCGCGCAATTGCGGCGAGCAATGAGAGCGAGGTTTGCGATTAAGAACAACTGGATTCCCACCGATAAATGGTTTCCTGTCAAAGTGCTAGAGCGTGAGAAATGGCGCACTTCACCGCAGATCGACGACTGGCCCGGTTTTTTGACAAAGCCATACTGGTTTCGATATCCAGACAAACGAGCTGCCGCCGTTGCGGCTCACCTTTATGACACGACCTTGGCAGAACACTCGGCTGCTTCTATCGAGCGTTGGGCATGGCAACACGGGCTGCGTGCACAGTGGCCGAAGGATTTTCCATCTTGGTGGTATCCCGGCCGCACGCAGCTGCTGGTGATCACGGCGCGCCCGAAGGGTGGCGAGCTTTAGCGTTCACGCCCCGTTCTCCGTGAGTTGGCCAGCACCAGTTGGACAGCAGTTGGACAATCCGCGTTTTCTGGCGCTAAGTCTTTGAAAATGCTGGTGCCGACGGTCAGGATTGAACTGACGACCTACTGATTACGAATGAGGCGCAGCGTTTTCTGTAGCCCGTTGAAATTCAGAGACAATCTGCAATTTTGTCCAACTATGCCCCGCACAGGCACGCGGCTGGGCGGTGCTTAGTCGGCGGTGTCTTTGTCTTGGAAGATGAAGCCGAACACGGCGGCGATGGCGCCGGCCAGGGCCATGATGGTGGTGGTTTCCTGCTCAGTCAGGACCACTCCGGCAGCGGACAGCCCGAAGAACAGGAGCCCGCTGCGGGTGCTGGTCTGGCGGGCCTGGTCCTCCATGAACTGTGACCAGCGAGGCCGATGCGAGGGGGCGGGCACGCGGGGCATAGCTACGCTCCTGGGTGGTGGGGCAGCAGGGGGGGGGGCAGCCGGGTTTCCAGGCGGGCCAGGGTGGCCTCGATATGACCCAGCTGGCGCAGCGTGGTTTCACGGAACTCGCGGCTGTGCTTTTCTTCGTCGCTGGCTTGGCGGCGGCTTTCGGTCCTGTGGTCGTCCAGCGCTTGCCAGACGTCGCTTAGTGCGGTGTCGTGGCGATTGGCGGCGCGGTCGGACAGGAGTTGCACCTTGTCGTCCACGGCGGCGATGCGGGCATCCTGCTTGTCTTGCCGGCGGTAGAGGATGCCGGCCAGGGCCATGCCGCCAGCGATGATGGCACTTTCGACCATCACGAACAGGTCGAATTTCACGGGATCGTCGGCCACGATCAATACACCAGATTGTTGCCGGTGGTGACGCTGTTGGCACCCGCGATGTAGACGATGCCGTTGGTGGCGTTGGCGCTGATGTTGTTGAAATCGCTTCCTACTTGTTCCGTGATTGAGTAGGCGGTGCCGGTGCTGTCGCACACGTTGCCCACTACGGTGCACTTTGTAGCCTGCAGGTTGATGTCGTTGCTGCTGTTGCTGGCTAGGCGGTTGCCGGTGACCACGTGCTGGGTGCCGAGCAAATTAAACCCGAAGGTGTTGCTGGTCAGCACATTGGCGTTGAACTGCAAGCCGCTGCTGAGGGCGTCGGCACTGGCGCCCGGGGTGGCCGGGGCGCCGCCGCCAGTCACGAGCTGGCAGCCGCTGATCTGCCAGTTGCTGGACGAGACGAAGGACAGCGGGCCACCGCTGCAGTTGATAAAGCTGCAGCCGGTGATCTGGCCCCAATCCTGGCCGGAGATTGCCACGCCCTGCGCCTGGTCCCTGGTGGCGTAGCCGTGGATGCGCATCACTTCGTCGGTGGTGCCGGCGCCGCCCACCACGGTTATGCCGGCGCCGCTGCCGCCGTTGCTATAGCCGCCGGCCACCTCTGTGTTGGCGCACTGGTCCAGGTAGATGCCGACGATCGTGCCGCTGGTGCGCACGCGCTCTAGGATGTCGTCGGCGCAGAACTTTAGATCCACGCCGCGGGCGCCGCCGGTGATCAGGATGTCCTCGATGTTCACTTGCAGCAGCCGCTTGGCGCTGTCGGTGCCGTCCAGGCTGATGGCGCGCACGCCGCTGTAGCCGCCGGCAGCGAAGCCGACACCCTGCACGGTGAAGCCGGTTTGCGTGGCGGCTGCCACATACTTCAGGATCTTCACGTTGTTGGCCGCGGCGGTGAGCGTCACCAGCCGTGGGTTGTCGGCCACGATTGCCACCCCTGGCTTCATCGTGATGTCGGTGGTTACCTTGTAGGTGCCCGGGCGGAGATAGACCACGCCGGAGGTGAGGCCGTTGATGGCGGACTGGATGGCGGTGCTGGCATCGGCGGCGCCGGTGTTGTCGGCGGCGTAGTCTTTCACCGCATCCACATGCTGGCGGCTGCCCAGGATCAGGCGGCCGGCGGCCAGCGTGGAGGCATTCAGCACCGGCTGCATGGCAGCAGACACTGCCACGCTGCCGGTAGCCAGGGTGCTGGCGGTGGGGTTGCCGGCCGCGTCGAAGGTGAGGGCTAGGTTGGCGCGGGTGGCGGGGATTGGTAGCTGCGACACTTCCGCCTGCTCGCCCGGTGACACGCGCACGGCGCGGGCCATCTGGGCCTGCAGCTCCTGCACCATGGCGGTCAGGCGATCATAGGCGCGTTCCACGGTGGGTGCCGGCAGCGGATCCGCGTTGTTGAAAGCCGCCTGCTGGGTGGCGGTGGTGTTTCTCACCACGGACCACACCAACGGCGAGGCCGGGGCGCTGAGGGCCACTACCGTGCCGGTGGCGCCGTTGCCGCCGGTGACGGTGTAATGCGTGCCGCGGGAGAGGGCGGTGAGGGTGCCGCCACTGGCGCGCTCGTACACCACGAGCTCGTCGGCCCCGTAGAAGATGAACGGCACGGGAAAGGTGGTGGTGCTGCCATCGGCGGCATAGTCCACGCGGACCAGGTTGGCGGTGATCGTCATCGTGCGGCCTCCGTGGGGCGTAGCCAGAACGTTTGGTCGTTGTCGCGCTTCACCCGCTGCTCCATCCGCCGGAGGTAGCCAGGGTTGGCCCATTCCTGCAGGCGGTAGATCACGTTGTAATCAAGCGCGGCGCGGGCCCAGAACAGGTTGAGGAATGGGGTGTGCCCCACGCCAAGGCGGATGGCCTCGGCCGCGAAGTTGCCTTCCCCGCGCGCGGCGCCCAGCAGTTTGTGCAGGCCCTCGATGGTGCCGGCGGTGGGGCCGGCGAGGCTGGCGATCATGCCGCCGCCCACGCGGTTGGCCTCGCCGAAGAGGAAATCCCCGTAGATGCCAAGCCCGCCGCCCTGCACCGCCGCGGCGGCCACCAGCTTGCCGTAGCTGGCGGCATCGTCTGGCTCGCGCGGGTTGCGGCCCTTGGCCAATTCCTTCAGCGTCATGCTGAGGTAGCCCAGCGCGGTGGTGGCGGCGATGATGTGGGCGAGGCCGCCGGCATCCATGCCATCGCGGCGGAACTCGCGGCCCAGGCTGCGGGTCATGTACGTCACGGTGAAGGTCTTGAACTGCGCCAGCAGGCGAACCAGCTCGCCGGCGACCGTGCCGGTTTGCGTGCCCAGCGAGACCATCGCGCGCACGCCTGCGGTGCTTTCGGTCATCCCCTCGCGCACCTGGTCGGCGTAGTAGGCGCCGAGCTTGCGGCTGGCGTCGGCGTCGGTGATGCCTTCCGGCAGCAGGTAGGCGGTGCCATCGGCGGTGCGCGCAGGGGCGGCGCGGATGGCGTTCCACTCCGCATCCTCGATCCCGTAGCGGCGCAGGGTGGCCATCAGACGGGGGTTGAGATCGGCGAACTGGCGGCCGGCATTGTCGGCGAGGTTGCTGGCCAGCATCAGGCCGCTGGTCCGCTTCATGCTGTCGGTCCAGTAGGCGAGGCCGTTCCATTTGTAGAAGGTGTTGGTGGCCCGGGCCATGCGGCCGGAAAGGTTTTCATCGGCGCCGAGGCGCGCGGCCACGTCGCCCAGCAGTGTGTCGATCCCCTGGCCGAGGGCGCGCGCCACCTGCTGCGTTTCCGGGCCCTTGGGAATGAGGGCGGTCATCTCGCGGGCATAGGCCTGAAACAGCGGGATGCCGTTGTGGCGCAGCATGGCGGCGTTCACGGCGAGGTCGGGCAGGGAGGACAGCACCACGCCGCCCAACTTGGCCAGCGACTGCACGGCGCGGATGGTGGCGCCGGCTTGGGCCAGCGTGGCGCTGCCGGGCAAAGCGGCGCGGCCGTCCAGCACTTCCATTACCTGGTGGGGGAACTTGCCGCCCAACTGGCCAGCCGTTTTGTCGTCCCTGCGATCGCGCGCGGCGTTGCGCAGGCGCTCGATCCAGCCATCCAGCATGGCCTGGGGGTTGGTTCCGAACTGGCGCATCAGGGCCACGTCTTGCGCGCCCTTTTCCAGGCTGGTGATGATGCTGTCGGCCACCGCGCCGCGGCCGAATTGCTGGTTGTAGTCGAACCAGGCATCGGCATCTTTGAAGATCAGCACGCGCTCCTGGCTCACCTTCTTGGCCAAGCTGCCGGGGCCGGAAAAACCGGCCAGCGTTTCGCTGGTGCTGGTGGTGTGCACGCCGGTCTTAAGGTTGTTGTAGACGTTGCTTAGGAACTCCTCGGGGTCTGGCGCATCGCGGAAGGTGATGGGGTCCAGCGCCGGCAGGATGGCGTCGCGCCATGCCTGGAAAGCTGCTTCGCTGCCATCGCCCCGGATCTTTAGCTGGTCGTGGCTTTGGCGGGTGATGTAGTGGTCCTGCTTGCCGATCCAGGCGCCGGCGTCGTTCAGCATCTGGCGCAGGGCATCCTGGTATTTGCCCATGATTTTGGCAGCCTCGGCCGCCGGGCGGTTGCCGGTGGGCGGCAGGGTCTGGTCGCGGGATCGCCACAGCTCGCGGGCCAGGTCGCGCTCGAAGGCCTCGTCGCGGGTGCGCAGGGCGTGCAGCAGGCCGGCCTGTTCCAGGTCGTGCGTCAGGCCGCCCAGCAGCTGGTTGCGCGTGCCGTGCCATTGCGCATCGACGCTATCGGCCAGGCCGCGCTCGGTGCCGCGCTGCACGCCGGTGAGGCTGGCCAGCACGCTGTCGTATTCGCGGCCGGGGATCACGCGCGCGTCCAGCCGGCGGCGGGCCAGCAGGTTGATGGCCTCGGTGCGGCGCTCTATGGCGGCGGCCTGGCGGATCTCGCTGCCCAGCTCGGCACCGGCCCGCTGCGCGGCTTGCAGGCTGCCCATGCCCTGCGCCTGGTAATGGCGGGTACGCTGGTGGGCGCGGGTGAAGATGCGGTCCTGCTCGTCCTGGGTCAGTTGGCGCCCGGCCGCGGCGTTGGCGGCGCCGAGACAGGCGGTGAAGTTGCTGCCGCTCATGCCATTGGCTCCCGCACTGCGGCGTTGCGGATCTCGATCGTGATCGGCTCCTTGGCCTCGTGCACCGCCAGCAACCGGGCGAATAGCGCATCGAAAGCGAGCGCGCTTTGCGTCACGCGGTCGGGCAGGAAGCCACGGCCCACCAGGATGCAGCCTTCCGTGTCGTGTTGCGTGTTGCCTGGATGGATGCGGACTCCTTCAAAGCCCGGCACGGCCTCAATCAGCGGCAGGATGCGGCCGAAGCGCGGGGACCAGGTAAGTCGCACGGCGTAGGTGCCGGCCGGGATCGCCGTCTGGCCCGCAATTTTAGGCCCGGAGCGCA